CGCGTGTACGTAAAAGACATTTATTTATACTATCATACCTTTTCTTTAACATTTTTCTTTAAAAAAGTATACTAATACTATAAGTATGATCATAAAAACATTAATTATAGTATTCGGGTTAGGTTTTTTGATCAGTAACAAAAATGAATGTACATCAGACGATTTTAGGTGTCGAGAAAATATACCATCCATGTTACGTATCCATCCGAACAATGAAGAAAAATAATGTTTATTCAATTAAACGCGCTAAATCATTCTTCCACATGTCAACGTGATGTGTATTTTCCAACACTTCGAGTTCTTTTATCGTTTTTGACATGTCATCCTTTAGAGTTTGTACAGCTTCGTGCGTGTATTGATACGTTTTAATGTTTAACAAATAATCGTATGAATTCTCTATTTTATCGAACATAGTACTCATTTCATTTACGAGCTCGGATCGTTTTCTTTTAAAAACTTTTAGTTTTTCATGGATAACCATTTCGACAAATTTATACGTATTTTTTATTTTTTTTACTTTTTCTTTCAATGTATGTATTAAATGCACTTTTCTTTTCTTATACATTTCTGTACGTATGTCAAAAAAATCCATTAAAATATGTTCCGGTGTTTCGTATTTATGTATACCCTTTGTGGGATGAAATAAATGCATGTTTGACGTATGAAATGTTTTTTGCAGTTTGAAATCTTTTATAATATCGTTACCCATGTATCCCGTAATAATAAAGTCAACATCTTCCGTCGTACTGTTATTAATATAGTTCGAAATTTTCTTTTTTTCTACGAGCGTATCTAAGTACTCTTTATAATCTTGTGTCCATCTACACGGTGGTAATTCTGTAATTTGAATTGTATCACCAGATCGTCTCCATACACCTTCGGTAATCCAGCTCGTATTATCGTCGCTAGAAACAGTTCCTTTGAATTTATTAAACCATGGTTTCATGGGAACAACGTTTTCACCCCTAATAATACGTTTTATATTAGATTTTATATCTTTAGGATTAAACGGTGGTATATACGAACTAAACCCCGTACCTATACCTTCGGTACCGTTTACCAAAACCATTGGTAATATTGGTACGTAATATTCAGGTTCAATCTGTTTACCATCGTCGTCCAAATATTTTAAAACCGGATCATCCCTAGAATCATACATATTCCTCGCACTTTTTGTTAATTTTGTGAAAATATACCTCGTTTGACTCGCATCTTTACCACCCATGAGACGTGTACCAAACTGACCACACGGTTCGAGCAAATTAACATTATTTGAACCCGTAAAATCGTGCGCTAATTTTACGATCGTATCAGCTAAAGATACTTCACCGTGATGATACGATGTTTTCTCAGAAACATACGCAGCTAATTGTGCGACTTTCATTTCCGACGTAAGATTTTTAGAAAAACAAGCGTATATTACTTTTCTTTGTGAAGGTTTTAAACCATCCGATACGTGTGCGATAGATCTTTTCAAATCTGCGAGACTGAAATTAACAAGATCTTTATGAACAAATTCACTTATACCCAAACGTTCGATATTTCCATAAGGTACCTCGAGTTCCGATACATTCTTTTCCGTACTTTCGAGTAACCATTTTTTACGCGAATCCGATTTTGATTTATCGAACGCGAGGATTATAGATTCATTCATGTGTGTATCCGTATCAAATTGAACCGTAAGATCTTTTATTTTTTTAAAGTATTCTCGTGCTTCCGCAGACGTCGACGTACCGAGACCCTTGTAATACTTTATTTTCCATCCACTTTTCCCGTTTCCGTACCATTGTCGGAAAGTGGAATCCGTGTAAAACGATTTTGTTTCGGATCCCTTCGTAGCTTTTATAATAGGCGTAACCATACTCACAACAAACTTCAAATCGAGTAAACTTGGCCAAAAGTAGTGTATCATGTTAAGAATCAGTCCCTTAATATGACTTCCGTCGTTATCGGCATCTGTCATTATCATAAGTTTACCGTATCGTAATTCGGAAAGAGACGTATACACTTTACCTTGTTGAAGACCTAATATCTTTTTAAGATCATTAAATTCCTTATTTTCCGTAAGTTGTTTTACACTCGCATCTCTTACGTTTTTACATTTACCACGTAATGGGAAAACGCCATAATAGTCGCGACCAACAATAGAAAGACCTGCTATTGCGAGTGTTTTTGCGGAATCACCCTCTGTCACGATCAGTGTACACTTTTTAGAGTGTGCTGTACCCGCCTTATTCGCATCGTCGAGTTTCGGTATACCCGAAATTTTTGATTTACGTACACCATCCGTTCTTTTCAATTCTTTCATTTCCCTAAACTTTGATAACGCCATTAACTCGGATTGAATGCTCGTTTTCAAAATATTCTTAATGAACGATTTCGGTGGTTCAAATTTACTACCAAAATCTTGGTATTTCAACGTACATTCCGATTTAACCTGACTACTAAAACTCGGGTTTACAAGCGTTGCTTTTACAAAAACAAAAAACGCATTCTTAACCTGTTGCGGACGAAGTTTTATCTTCTTTGCCATATCTTCAATAACACCGTTCGCAATTATACCCGATACGTGATCCACGTGTGATCCACCTTTTGTAGTACAGATACCGTTTACAAACGATACGTGTTCAAACCCATCGTTAGACGGCGCAATACATACAGACCATCTTTCGCTCGTATATACACACATTTCATCGGTTTTCGTATACATTTTAGCGTACGCGTTAAAAGTAGTTTTAGGTAACGGTTCACCTTGAAACTTTACTTTACAGTTTTGTGTAGTACACGCGTTTGCGTCATAAACTCGTTTCTCGAATATTTTGTATATAGAATCATCCATTTTTGTCATGCCAAACCGTTTCCAATCGGGTATAAATGTTACGCACACGCACGAACTCGATCCCGAGTACTTTTTAATTTTAGGTTGTTCACACCTTTTCATGTTATTACCCCATTCTTGTGTATATACCAACTTATTTTCACCGTCCTTTATTTTAATACAAAATTTAGATGAATACACGTTAGTAAGTTTTGCGCCATATCCATTACGACCACCAACGAGACGTTTCTGAGTATCATCGTAATTCGTACTCGTAAGTAAATGTCCAAAGGTTAGTTCGGGGTTCCATAAACCCTCCTTTTCGTGCATTTTCACGGAAATACCACCCAAAGGTCCATTATTTTCAACGCTTATTTCACCCGTAATTTTATTTATAGAAACACTCAAAGATGTTACGTTTTTTGGGTACATTGAATTTCGATCAATCGCATTTACCAATATTTCATCGAATATTTTTAAAAGCGCGGGAGAATAAAGTACGTTTTTATTCTCAAAACTACCGTTATCGTATAACCAATACGGTTCAGCAACTCTAGCGACTGGACCAACATACGAATCAGGTCGTTTTAATATATGTTCAACGTGCGTAAGTTTCTGTATACTCTCGTTCATTATTCTATATTTTATTATACACGGTCCTTCTACTTAAGTTAGTTTTGTATTCAATAATATAAATACGGCAAATTCGTAATTAGATTATTGATTGTTTAAAATTTTAATTGTTTCTTAGAATTAGATGTATTTTGATTACCTTTCAACCATCGTTCGTAAGCTTTCTTTCTTTGACTTTCTGGTGTAGAAAGTCTAACTGTTTCTCGAGTCATTTTAGTTCGTGGTGTCATCGGTTGTTTTTTAGTTTTAGTCTTCTTTACCGTCGCAAATTCTGGTACTTTTTTCGTTTTCTTTTTTGGTTTACTGAGTAATAAACCCATGTTATTATACATTGATATTTTACTTACCGGCGCACACTGCGCAATATTCTTCTTTTTCTGGAACAATTCTGGGTCTCGTGTACATGTATATAAGAACAGCAATAATTGAAGCAAATATAAATTGTTGATTAGTCATTTTATTATTTAATAATATTAAAATTCATCGACGAGACTAACCTCAGAACACGAATCATCGTCTGTATCACTTGGTAATACGTATTCAGTGTCAGAATCGTCAACTAATTCATACAAACCGGTCCGAGTTCGTTCGTATAAACCTGTTTTTTCTAAATCCACTGTATCATAAAAACCAGATATACACTCTTTAGGTACATCTTCTAATTCTTCATTAAAATCCCACAAACCGTCACCGGCATATTCCAACACTGAAATCGTAAATTGGTCACCTAAATCTTTTCTAATTTGACCTATACAAGTCATGCGATCTTCAAATTCAATATCAACAATTTGATATTCCATTTTATATACCAAAGTTTTAATTCTTAAAGTATATTAAATGGTCGATATCCTTAAAGATAGAATTATAAATGAAAAAGATGCAGTTATGTTTGATATAGACGATACTCTTATTTTTACAAACGGGAAAGAAAATGTGTATACGATTAATTTATTAAAACACGCAATGAGTTTGGGATATAAAATTGTTATTATAACAGCTAGACCTAATACAATATTCACAATGATGTTCACGAGATGGCAATTAAAAAGATATGGTATACCTTACCATATTCTCATTATAACACCCGCAGTTAATAAAGGTAAAGCTAAAATAAATACGGGTTTAAATTACATATTATCAGTTGGTGATCAGCCAACAGATCTTACGCATACGAAATACGCACTTAAGATTTCCACCTGATGTTACATGTATGACACGTCACGAATACAGTCATTGGTTCATCAGCACTACGTGTCTGCATTTGATAAAAAGTCGTTTTATATCCCCTACATTTACCACATCTAAATAATCCTTTATAATCTTTATCGTGCATGTAATTAGCCGCGTGTTGTTTTTTCATTTCTGCGTCTGCTATAGTTTCAGCCATTTTAGCACAAGGACCATCAGGCCATAAACCTTGCGGTGATAAATTTACAACCGCAGATGTTTTAATATCACCGTTTAAAATACGTTCTTTTAAATTCGATGATTTTTTAAGATTAAAACAAATACTAAGAAATTTATGCTTATACCTCTGGATATATTTATAAGATTTATCATTAACTGATCTATAATATGCCCAATTCGTTGTATGTTTTTCTAAATTTTGAACTATTGGATGTTCAATTGGTAAACCCAAAATTTCTGAGTATTTATTCCTTGCGTATTCCCTAGATAACATCTGTTATTTTATAACTTATTATTTTCTACTTAGGTGTCGCATTTCAGGTTTCTTACAGTCCGAGAATGACTCTGGCGAACACGTATTGAATGGATCCGATGTAGTGAGGGGTTTATTTCGCGTTTCCACCCATGGTGTATCTAAAACTATATTCTGGTATAATTCAGTTTCTTTTAATATAATGTATACGATTACTAAAGCAATGAGTATTTTAATGGCTTGGTTCATTTATTAAAAGCAACTTTTTTTATTCACATAAACTAGATGACTCGTGCTGTTTTAATAAACGAGAAACGTAATGAAATACATGAAATACATGTTGATATCTCACCGTATAAAAACGAAATTTTTAAAATATTAAGAGGTAAAGCGAGTTTTTTGGGACAATGGCCTGATGAACAGGTTGTTATCATAAAGACAGAACCCGAAGATTCATTTACAGATTTAGGATTAAATACAAACAGATTACCTAGACCGTTTACAAATATGACAGTTTATGGTCGAATACTTCTCTTACGAATGGATGATAACGCAGACCCACAAGATTTTACATTAAAGGAATATCACAAAATGATACGATCAACTCGACCAAGAACACGTTCATCTTCTAGTTTAATTAGTAGACCCTTGAGTAGGAATATGAGCTACTCCTCTGAAGACGGCTTGTGAATATTTCATACACAATTGGAAATGAGATTGTGCCCAATCCATTGGGTTATTCATCTTAATACCAAACGGATTTTCGTTTACAGCTTTCATCAAATCCTTAGACTTAGTAAGATCATTCATTTCTACCATTACTGTATCTATATTTTTTAACCATGTAACATGACTTTCATTTTTAGGATCAAACTCTTTTACAAACGACATTTATATTATATACTTATACAATCTTTAACCTTATATCCAATCTTGATTTATAATATTTATCATCTGCGTGACCGTCTATTTTCTGTCCAGATATAGATATTCGTAATAAATCATCTTTATAATGAAAATTATGACAATAAAAATAAGAAACACCCGTCCCAGTTGACATCTCATCGAGTTGACTCTTTACCTTTTGTTCCATGAAAATATATTTCCTTATATTTTCAGGTGTTCTTTTTTTAGCATTTTTATCTGGATTTATACGCGAAACAGGTTTTTCCAAATTCATATCCGGCCATACACCATAGGATGAACGATATTCACTCATATAATTTACACATTCTTTAGCAATATTTTTCTTACTAAAACAAACTATACGGGGTTTACCATCGGGATCGATTATTGTTGTATATCCACCCTTCACAATACCCACAAAATAAAACTTCATAATATACTATATCAATATATCTTTATACTTCATCCATGGATTTACTTGGTTCTATAGCCAGGTTAAGTGATTTATCCAATTGTTTTATAGACAAATTCATATTATGTTTAGTCATTGCTATACCTGCGTCTAAACCACCCGTACTTGTTATTTCATGTATCCATTGCCTCATTAACCCATCTCTGTTTGCCATTATTCTATTTGCAAGCTCGGGTTTACCTGACTCATACAAAGCTTCTATAAAGGGATCACCCGAACTTGGTTTATTCTCGTTTGCAAAATCAATTAACCAATTAAATTCCAATTTCATGAGTGATGGATCCGTCTCATAAACTTGATTTATCGTATATTGTACAGATCTAAATGTAAAATATTTTACTAACATCGTATTAACATCATCAAAAGTCTGATCGGAATACGCATAGTTAGGTTGTGATTCAGATCTAGTAATTATTCTTTTTCTTTTATCCACCCGATTAATAGATAAACTACCTGTAAAGCTATTTAAGCTACGATAAACCATTATATAAATACACAAGAAAAAAAACCTTAAGCTATTTTAAATACATGAACTTCCCAAAAACACCTGGTCAATGTACATATATGCGAGCATTACAATCCCATAAACCTATTGTAATAGCAACAGGACCAGCTGGAACGGGTAAAACTATGCTCGCATGTCAATTAGCGACTGAAAATTTAATGAATAGAGACATTAATCGGTTAGTATTAACACGTCCAATTGTGGGTGCGGATGAAGATATGGGATATCTTCCAGGTGAAATGGAAAGAAAAATGGAACCATGGACGAGACCAATGATAGACGTATTTGAAAACTATTTAACACGTGGACAACTTGATCATCACGTACATATAGAACCTCTTGGTTTTATGCGTGGAAGAACTTTTGATAATGCCTATATAATTGCGGACGAAATGCAAAATAGTACACCTAACCAAATGAAAATGTTATTAACACGAATTGGTAAAAATACAAAATTAGTCATAACGGGTGATTTAAAACAAAGTGATTTAGGTGAACAAAGCGGTCTCATAGACCTTGTAGATAGAATAAATGGTTTAAACTTAAATTATATCGAACATGTCACCATGGAAAATGATGACATCTTACGACATCCTGCTGTTGCTGAGATTCTAAAACTATATTAAGATTTAACAGCGTTCTTTTTTAATTTTTTAACCCGTTCCTGAACTTCTTTTACCTTTTTTTCGTATTCAATAAATTCATCTTTATAAAGTGTTGCCCAATCGTTCATTTGTTTGAGTACCTTTTTGTTATGGGAATACCATACTATTACCTCTTTACTTATTTTATCACACGCTGTGTATTCATCCATAATAGTTTTTGAACATTCCCTGCCCAACTGACAATACTTTAGAATATCTTCAAGTTCAGCCATATTATCAGTATTAGACGTACTAAGACCATCAATGTGTTCTATTTCAGTACCGAGCATTACTTTACCGTGATATTATTTTTTAAAACTAGTTACAATTTCTCTATACCTGTTATACCCAGTCATTGGTATAAAACTCTCGTCTACAATTATATCTTTAACATTTTCGTAACCAATGTATTCTTTTTTCATATCAATAGTTAGATCATGCTCATTCCTATCTTGGTAAACTGTTGGAGGACCGTAAACAACTTTAAATCCTTTCTTCTGTAAAAAATAAGAAGCAAATATATCATCCATGCGTCCAACATTTTCAAACATAAAATAATGTTCAAGTGCATTTTTAGATAAAATTGTATTTTGGCTATTAAAAGGTGCTAAATCCGTAGTAGTATACCATGAATTATTGAATTTACATTCAGGTGCATAAATCATTCTACATACAGCATCAATATCTGGATCACCGTCCCATAAATTAGCCTGTATATCAAAATCACCTATAAGTGAACTAACAACCGTTTTTGAACTAACATTATTTTTCTTATGAATATGTTGTAAAGGAAACCCTCTATGCCAAAGATGTTTATAATTAGTAACACTTAATGGATCAAAAAACTTAAAATCTGTTGAATAAACCTTTATAGATTTTTCATTAAAAAATTTCCCCCAATTATCATACGGTATATTATCATCGTCGATAGTTGCTACATAATCATATCCATGTTGTAATCCGTATAAAAATCCCATGTTACGTCTTTGAATACACCCCCATCCTATTATGTCTGAAAGGGTTTTATCTATTTTTTCTTGATCTTCGGGATGTAAATAATTATATGATTTATACTCTTCGTGCGGTGTTTTAGTATCACCAACAACAACCAAATCCCAACCTTCTAATTTCGCAAATTTTTTAACCGCAACAGTTGGTTTATTTATAGTAGTAGTTACTATAAGTTTTTTATTCATGTTATATTAAAGAAATAAAGCATCAATTCTTTAATATAATGATATCTGTTGTTTTATGTGGTAGAAATGATAATTACGGTGGTCACCTTAACGAAAGATTTTCGTATAGTATAAACGGATTTCTCCAAGTTTTTGATGAAGTTATTTATGTTGATTGGAATACAGATCCCGGTAAAAAAATACTAACCGATGAAATTGAAATAAAAGATAGAAGTAAACTAAAAGTAATAGAAGTTAACCATGAAAAAGCATCCGAATTACTACAAGATGAAAGTGCTCAAAAAATGTGTGAAGTTCTAGCAAGAAATGTAGGTATAAGAAGAGCTAAGGGTGATATAATAGTAAGTAGTAATATCGATATAATACCATTTGAAAGAGTATATTTAGATATACTTATTCAAAAATTACAAAAAGGTGAAATGATCACTTTCACAAGAAATGATATAGAGCTTTCAGATATTAAAAAAAATTGTAACCCAGAATCTCTAGAATTATGGAAAGTACCAATGATATTTGGTGCAGAACCTATAAGAAGAAAACTTATGAGTCCTTATATATCAATTAACAAGGAAATTATTGAAAAGTTTCCTGAAAATAAACATCACGTATTATCTAGTATAATATGCGGGTGCGGAGATTTTCAAATGGCATATAAAGAAACGTGGTATAAAATAAGAGGTTTTGAAGAAAATTTAACAAAACGTTTATACCTTGATACAAGTGTACAATATAAAGTGATAATGTCCGGAGGAGTAGTTACAGCATGTAGTTTTCCACCTATTTACCATTTAGATCATGAAAGAAATGATAGTCCAGAATTTACAAATTCAATGGAAATGACTAAATATACCAGAAATTCAGAAAATTGGGGTTTTGTTAATGAAAATTTACATTAATTGATCATATAATTTATCTTCCGATGGTGGAAACAGTGTAGTACTATTACCTTCCTTACCATCATCTTGCCATCTACTTTCCTGTTTCTCCATTGATTTAATGTGCCATAAAGCAAGTTCAGGATTAGCAACTAAACCCTGTACCTTCGAAGACCCAGTTAATTTTGTATGTAATTCATTTGTCCATGTTATACGTTCGCAATTTTTATATAAACGACCTTGATAATCTGGCCAGTTTATCCAACCCATTTCATTTACTTTAAGTTTATAATAATCGATAAAACTTTGAGTTATACCCGGGTGAATGTTAATTCTCGGTATGAAAAATATTTCAGCGCCAGTTTCCGTTATAACATTTTTAATATTTCTTATCAACTTTTCTTGTGGCATTTCATCGGCGTCGATTAAAAATGTATAATCACCCGTAGCAACTTCACCGTGATAACAAGAATTTTTATAAAATGTATCTAAATGTCTTTCGAAAACCGTTATTTTTTCTTTAAAATGTTCTATAACCTTATCCACTTTATCAGTTTTATGTAAACTATCTACAACAACGTGTATATTATCCTCTTTATCGATAACCTTTAATAAAAAATTTATGAGAGAGTATAATTCCCTCGATTCGTTACATACTTGAATACTATAAGTAATCTTCATATACTTAATATTATTTCATTTCTTTAACAGAATAAACTCCATTTCTCGTTATTAATATATACTGATTCTTCTATTTGCGATAAATCATTTCTCATTTCGGATATATAAGGTTCATCGAGCTCATTTTTATTTATAATATCATACGTCGCACCGAATTTTTTAGCCCACTCGGATAATTTCATTCTTTTTGGATATACCAAATTACATTGTTTTGAAAATCTATAACCATCGATATATTCTCTAACAACTTTCATCACATCTTCGATATTAATAAAATCAAAATATTTATCCTTTTCTATAACAACGTGTCCCTTATTTCTACATATAGCACTAAAACGCGTAGATAATTCACCCGGACCATAACACCCCCAAATTCTCAAACTATACGCGTTGGGTATTTGTGTAATACGTTTATCTATTATCCACTTAGAAAGACCATATGGATCGACGGGTGGATTACCGTTAAAAACCGCACCACTCGAAAAGTAAATAATTTTACCATGGAAAAAACGTGATACATTTTCGAACATGAGTATGTTCTCTTTTAAAACATCACTATTATCTTCTTTTAAACGACTACCACCGACAACCGCGCAGTGTACTATAACACTGAATTTATACCTATGGAAAAACTTTTCTACCGATATCGGATTTAATAAATCAACTTCTTCTCGTGTTATAGGAATCCATTTATTGTGTTCTAAAAAATATCTTCCAAGGAATCCGTTACATCCTAAAACACCAACTTTCATTTGATTATACTAAGTAAAATATCTTTAAATGCTTAAAAATAAAAATTAATATATTTTCACATGGAAAGATTATTAGAACTCACATTAAATAATAATTTAGGTCATTTAAGTAGCACTTTAACAACTTTACCTATTCTTGAATATATATTTGAAAATAATAGTTTAGAAGATTATGTAGTATTATCAAATGGTCATGCGGGGTTAGCACTTTATACAATTTTAGAAAAAATATATGGCCATGATGCCCAAAAAATGTATGAAGATTTTGGGATTCATCCATATAGAGACGTAAAAAGACACGTTTATGCGAGTACAGGTTCGTTAGGTTCGGGTATATTGTTAGCAACGGGTATGGCAATTGGAAATAAAAATAAACAAATTCATTGTGTAATATCTGACGGTGAATCACATGAAGGTAGTGTTTGGGAGGCATTGAGTTTTATAAATAGAAATAATATACAAAATCTAAACGTTTATGTTAATATGAATGGATATTGTGCGTATGACATTATAGATCAAGAATATTTAAAAACGCGTCTTAAATCATTTTTACCACGTATAAAAATTTTTAAAACAAACGTTCCAGATTATAGTAAAATAGAAGGATTAAAAGGTCATTATCACGTAATATCACAAGAGGATAAAGATAACATTATTAAATTATTAAATGAAACGCCGGGAATTTGTGAACTTATTAATTAATGAAATGAATAAAAATGAAAAAATATTTTTACTCACAGGTGATTTAGGTTTTGGTTTATTCGATGACATAAGAAAAAAATTCCCAAATAGGTTTATAAATGTAGGTTCTTGTGAACAATTAATGATAGGATTAGCCGTAGGTCTTTCTTATGAAGGTTGGATACCGTTATGTTATTCTATAACACCATTTCTATTATATAGACCTTTTGAATTTATAAGAAATTACTTAAATCATGAACTAGCTAATGTAAAATTGGTAGGTGGAGGTAGAGATAAGGATTACAAAAACCTAGGGTTTTCCCATTGGGCAGAAGATGATGTCAAAATTATATCATCTTTAGAAAATATAGAAATTTACAAACCAGAAAAAATGTCTTCAGAAATTTTTAACGATTTTATTTATAATAATAAACCATCTTATATCAATTTAATACGGTAGTTTTACTTAAAGAATATATCACTCTAATTTATAATGACTAAAAAAATATGGTATGCCCCTAATAAATTCGAGTCGTATGGTGAAGATGAAATAAAGGCCGTCGAAGAGTGTCTCAGAGATGGTTGGTTAGCCGGGTTTGGTAAACGAACCGAAGAATTTGAAAAACGAACTTCATTACTTTTTGGTAAAAAGATGGGTCTTTTTGTAAACTCGGGAAGTAGTGCTATTTTACTCGCGCTTGCCGCACTCGATCTCCCAAAAGGATCAGAAGTCGTTACACCCGCATGCGGGTTCGCAACTACAGTCGCACCCATTTTACAACTCGGTCTCGTACCAAAGTTTTGCGACGTTGAATTAACAACGTATGTTCCGGCACCTTGGCATGTAGTATCCGCCGTAACACATAGAACTAAGTGTATACTCATACCAAATCTCATAGGTAACGTACCCGATTGGGAAGGTATACGTAACGCGTGTCCAGGTATTACACTCATAGAAGATTCCGCAGATACAATAACACAAAACAAGTGTACGCATATAAGTACAACGAGTTTCTACGCGAGTCATGTTATCACCGCGGGTGGTATCGGTGGTATGGTCATGTTCAATAACGTAGAAGAGTATAAACGCGCACTCATGTTCAGAGATTGGGGACGTATAGGTGATAACGTAGAAGAACCTTCGGAAAGGTTTAACCATTCAGTCGACGGTATCCCATACGATTGGAAATTTCTATACGGAGTTGCCGGGTATCATTTAAAAGCGTGTGAAATGAATGCCGCATTCGGACTCGTACAACTCGATAAACTCGAAGGTTTCTTAAAACTCAGAAGACAACTCATAGAAAGGTACATAGAAAACCTAAAAGACTGTTCGTATTACACACTCCCCGACGATACCAAAAAACCAAACTGGCTCGCCATACCTTTACAGTGTAACGATCGTCTTGGTATTGTAAAGTACCTCGAAGAAAACAATGTTCAAACACGCGTAACATTTGCGGGGAATATAACCAGACACCCAGCGTTTAGAGAATTTAAACAAGATTTTGAAAATGCCGATAAAATCATGCGCGATGGTTTTTTATTAGGTGCCCATCATGGCATGACACTCGACGACGTCGATCGCGTGTGTAATTTACTTAAAAATTTTGCTAAAGATAAATAAATGACAACTGTTCTTGTCACTGGTGGTTGCGGATTCATCGCATCTAATTTCCTCAACGTTATGAAAGAACGGTACCCCGAAATCAAATTTATAAACTTGGATAAACTCGATTATTGTTCGAACATATTTAATGTAAAACCAGGTGTTTCAACATTCGTTAAAGGTGATATATGCGACGAAGATCTCGTCGGGTATCTCATAAAACAATACGATTTTGATGTTGTTTTCCATTTTGCCGCTATGAGCCACGTAGATAATTCATTTACCGACCCGAAAAAATTTACGCTAAATAATACGTACGGTACGCACGTTCTTTTAGATAAATTCAGGGAACTCAAACCAAACGTTGAATTTATCCATTTTAGTACGGACGAAGTTTATGGCGAATCCACTACCGACGTTCCTTTCAGTGAAAATACAGGTGTTTTAAAACCAACAAACCCATACGCCGCGTCCAAAGCCGCCGCGGAAATGATAGTTCAGTCGTATATAGACTCGTATAAAATGAGTATCAAAACGATACGGTGTAATAATGTATACGGACCGAACCAGTACCCAGAAAAACTTATACCTAAATTCAAAAAAGCGTTACGTAACGGAGCTATGTGTACGATTCACGGTACAAAAAGTTCCAAAATAAAACGCGCTTTCATGCACGTAGACGATGTTATAGATGCGGTCGAAATCGTTTGGAAAAACGGAAAACATGGCGAAATATATAACATCGCATCAGATGATGAAATATCCGTATTGGACGTTACAAAACTCTTAATTAAAGCGAATAAAAATACCGAAGTATACAGTGATTGGATAACGTACGTAAACGATCGTCCATTTAATGATTGTAGATATTACATATCGTCCGATAAACTGAAATCAATCGGGTGGTCACAAAAGAAAACGAGAGACGATCTTATTAATTTTCTGAGTCAATAGTATAAAAATGGAATTACCAAACTGGTTAAAAATATCTCTTGTACTCTCGTATGTTCTAATCGCATCGTTAGGTATAAATACGTTTCAAAACTGTCCCGACATACAGGACAGTCAAAAATGGAAAAATATTAAAATGTTTCTCAGTCACACTTTAACGATTGCGATGATTGTACCAATCATATTATTATTGAAAGATACCGATTTTCTCAACGGTGATAAAATGTACATGTTATACGCTATATTAGGTTTCATCGCATCTGCTATGTCGTTAGGTATGGCAAACGATAGTAAGTGTAAAGAAAAGGGGTACACGGGGACCAGTACGATTTTCCTTATAGGTTACCTTGCCATGAATGCGTTTTTAATTTATAAAATCGTAGAAGGTATGGGTACTGGTAATGCTAAAGCCCCACTTCTCAATAATGGTCCAAAATCTAATAACGTACAACCTTCTCCAAATAATATCAATAAACTAATGAACGGTGGTAAAAACTCCATACCACCACGTTACAGGGAGTAACTTTTCGTAATTTTAAAAAAATAATACACATTAAATGGAACTACACGAGTCTATTCATTTAATGTTTATGCTCTTGGCCCACGTGATGCGTGGAGCAGGAACATTTAGTTTAGAAGAAAAAATAAAAATGATTCAGTTCTTATGTTATATATGTAACAATACCAACACGGAGCTATTAAACACCGGCAATAGCTGCGGCGACCAAACCTGTAAAACAAACCATGGCAACACGCCCCGTATTAATTAACGCAAAGGTTTCGAAATCCTCTTGTGATAGTTTAGTAACCGCATTTGTCATTGTACCTATAGCTATAATAGACGAACCAGCGCCCAATAAAGAAAGTGGTAAAAATTGTGTTTGTTCAATTACATTCAAACCCGTAAGCCCCCAGTTAAGCCCACCCAAAACTGTTCCATACATCGCAGCTCTACCATTAACAGCTTCGACGTATTTCCAGTTAATACCGGTATTATCTTTTTGCGCACGCGTGATAGTATTGACACGCCTTCTTTGAATTGGTCGTATAATAGGAGTTTTTAAAGTAATAGATTTCATTTTATTCTTCTTTTTTAACTTTTCTTTCCTTTAATAGTCTTTTTAAAATGTATAACCCTAGAAATAAACCAGCTGTAGAATACATTACCGAAAAATTAGCACCTTTCCTATACTGGTATATGATCCATAGTGTACTAGCAAGAATACCCGCTAAAACGTACTCGAGACTATAATAAGATATATCTTCTGTATTTATGAGTTTATTTGTAAGCATCATCATTTGTGCCAAACCTATTGTTATGGCAATGAAAGCGAGCTTATCGTCTGTGTTCATTACATTAATTAAAGAAATTATTTCATGTACTAGTATATAATAATGTCAGCTACACCAGAAAAAATTATCGCAAACTATGATTCGACGTCTAAAAAGTCTAAACAAGTCGCGATCGAAATGAAGAAAATCGTCGAGCGGTATAAGGGGAAACGCGTCACGAAAGAAAACGTATGTGTTTTGGTATCCACACTGATGCTTCAAGCAAACAATCTCAAAACAATATCTGGTCCTGATAAAAAAGAACTCGTTCAAGATTTGATCTTTTCGATCATTGAACAAATCGATGAAGGTGATACAGATACGGAATTCGAAACACTTTTAAAAGCTATGGTACCGGGTATGATCGATAGTTTTGCGCTCATGTTAAAAACAAGTGCGGGATGTAAAAAAATGTTCAAGTGTTTGGGCGCATAAATAACATAAAGTTTTTACGCGTATGTTAAATATTATAAATGAAATTCCCTGATCTAGAAACGATGGTTATGTATGGGATATATACGGTAAAAGATTTACTCAAATATTCACAAAAAAAACTCGTTAAAAGAAACGTAAAAACACTAAACGAATGTGAATATTGCGCTTTTGTATACCCCGGACCTATGTGTACTAATTGTAACGATATTAAAAATAATTCGCTCGTATAAACAAATGTCATACACCACAGTAACTACTTATACGACCAAATTAAATAGCAAATCGAGTAGTGATTCAACGTGTTGCGCCGAAAGACGTCTCATACGAAATTTGAAACACGATTTTTTAAAAAAAGGGTATAAAAATCATCAATTTTCGTCGTGGGTTAATAGAAAACATGGTGCTTTAGTGATATGTCGTGAAACCAGTTATGGTGACGGTATATCACTACCGTGTGTTTTATGTAGAAAAATGATAGAGAAATATAATTTTAAATGGATTGCTTACGATGGTGAACGGTGGGTACATTCGTGTAGATCCGTTAATATTCCTAAATCACGTCCTACGAATAAACAAGTACGCGTTCTAGGTTTTAGTCTTAATGACTAACCCTAATACCGATTCTAAATTATTCTCGTTTCGTTTGAGTGGCTTTTCGCGTTTCAAACGTAGCGTTTCATTTTTTCCCGTAGCACTTTTAATATCTTCTAGTTTTTTAGTACTCGGTACTATAGGTACCGTTATTTCGGGTACAGGTACAGATTCTATTTCCTTAGGTTCTTCTTTGTCTATGATATTATTTTCTCTAAATTGGTCTATTGTCATGTTACCACCAAAAACTTTGAGTTTTTCACGGTGAGGTGCTCTTTTTATAGTTCCTATCTTATCGAATAGTTTACGACGCATCATGACCATGTTACCACATATTAGACCACCGCGATTACACCCGTACTTATCTATTGCGTACGTTTTCATACAACTCCACGAACAAAAGTTTCCGGCCGTGTAAAATTTGTTACGACGTTCGTCGTATTTATAAGGCATCTTTAAAGAATTACCTTCGAATGGGTGACAACACCACCAACACCACACACTCATATAAACATAACGTATGTTTTTTCTTTAAGTAGTATTCGTTTATCTTCGTCTACCACCACCTTTTTTTGACATCGTCATTATAATTAGTACAATTAACATTAAAAACGATATACTCGATAGAATACCTCCGGTACCACCACCGATTAATAGTTTCTTTTGCGTTTTCTTAGATTCCTCTTCCTCTTTCTTTTTATCTTCGGCGATAGTTTTTTTCAATTCTTCGACAGCGCTCGTAGAAACACTACCCGAATCACTCGAATCACTCGCATCACCGGAATCACCGGAACCACCTGTGGTTAAACCACTCGACGCATCGATATTACACGCAGCATTAATTTCGTCGTGCGCAGCTCCAACCTCAATTTTTTGTATACACGCCGCGATTGTACCACCACACCCATCGTCGTGTCCAGGGGGTTGATAATTATTTACTCCTTTACACGCGTCTCCGCACGGTAACCAAACGTTTGGATCGGGTATTTCATATTTGACGTATTTATCGTAAGCCTCTTTTGCCGCTGGGCACCCCGCCGATGTTGGTCGATTGGCACAAACCGTTTCGTAGTTTACGACGTTATAACACTTGCAAAAATCCTTATCGGGATTTTGTTTACAGTACGCTTCGGCGAGTGTATTATACATATCAGCTCCTAAATGTTCGGTTGTACACACATTTAACGTATCGTCTACGATATTATTATCTCTCTCACACCACTCCTTTGCTAATGCTTTACTCGTATCCCAATCTTTACACGTTTTCTGGTCTTTCGTTACTATCTTATTAAGATTAGTAGACACTTTACACGTTTCCCCCCTCAGGTAATCATACATTGGTTGACGAGGATCGCTTGTTATTCCCTGGTCTTTTATAGTCCTGTCCAATACTTCTAAAAAATCTACGTTATTTTTATCGTATATACACTTAACACCGGATTTTGAGTTAAAATATGCTTTAGTCGTTCCGGGACATGGTTTACCTACGTAATCATTATTCCAACCTTGATTTTGATCAATATCTTTTAAAAGAACATCGTCTCTATTAGCATTTTTAGGGTCTCCTGAATTTTTAACTGCTGGCCACCATCTACATCCACCACAATAATTATCACCGGGTTTATTAGGTGTATATCTTTTTATAGGTAAATGGTATTCTAATTGATTTTGGTTAGCCTTTGGAATTCGTTCAACTCTAATAGATTGTGGGTCGTTATCCCAATTATCATCGTGATATCTTTGTCTATGATTAATATTATCTAATATGTGTTGATTATGTACGTTTAAATACAAACCACGACCTTGATAATGTGTGTCTGACCATGCAGTTAATAAACAATCTTCATCATCTGCGTATACTTTAATCGTACTCGCGTTATGACCCATATCTGCACCATACTGACTGTTAGTACATCTTGGTCCCCAACCACCGGAATGTGGATGTGCGAATGTACATGCTTGACATTTACCCATTATGTTGAGTATTTATATGTACTGAGATTTAAATACGTATAAATACTTTTTTATCTTCGTCTTCTACCACCGCCTTGTTTTGACATTACCATTATAATTAATACAATTAACATTAAAAACGATATACTCGATAGAATACCTCCGGCACCACCACCGATTAATAGTTTCTTTTGCGTTTTCTTAGCTTCCTCTTCCTCTTCTTCTTTCTCTTTCTTCATTTCAGTCACGGTCTTTTCCAAATCCGATGTTTGTGTTGTTGATAATGGTACACTACTCGAACCACCCGAACCACTCGCATCACCAGAACCACTCGCATCACCAGAACCACCCGTGGTTAAACCACTATTTGCGTCTATATTACACGCAACATTAACTTCATCGTGCGAAGCTCCAATTTCAACCTTTTGTATACACGCTGCGATTGTACCACCACAACCCGCATTATACCCAGATGGTTTATAATTTTTTGCTCCTTTACATGCGCTTCCACACGGTAACCAAACGATTGGATCGGGTATTTCATACTCGACGTATTTATCGTAAACCTCTTTTGCCTCCGGGCACCCCGCCGATGTTGGTCGATTGTCACAAACCGTTTCGTAGTTTACGACGTTATAACATTTACAAAACTCCTTATCGGGATTTTGTTTACAGAACTTTTCAGCGAGTTCGTTATAAATATCCAAAAAACCATACGATGTCAAAATACTTTCACCGCACGAAGTTTTAGTTATATTATCATCTGTACCACAATATTCTTTAAGAAGAGTACCGTATTCATCTAGAGATTTACACGTTTCTGTCCCCCTAACTGTATCTGTATAATGAGAAAAATCACTACAATAATCTTGTTTAGCGTGCGTCCATAACACGGTATACCCGTCGTGACTATACCCTGATAATTTAGAAGCAAGATCTGTTATACCTGTCGAAGATTTAGTATCTAAGTATCCCATTTAATAATATATTACATTTTTATTTTTTACAACATTGACCTTTATATCTACCAGTACCATTACTATATTCATAATCTACACGTGTCAAAACTTCATCGTTATTACAATCGAGTGCTGATTGTTTTGATAACCACTCAGTGTGATTTTTGTTTTCTTCTGTAAACGAGTTTGATATAGATCTACAGTTTCCAGTAGTTGCTTTCCTACCACACTTGAATTTGTGACTATTTTTACCACTCCCATTACGTTGATATTGAAAAAAAGTTAGTGGATAGTGTCCACAATCTATAGGAAAAGAATTAGCATAACACGATAAATAGCTACACTCGTTTCCATCGTTTGTTTTAATCCAAAAATCATTCGATTCTTCGCCTCCCGCACAATCATAATCAAAACGTTGTTTATAAGTATCAACTTGATTAACATCAAACCCTTTTATACCTTTCCTTGAACAATCTACTGGGTGTCGATCTAAAAATTCTATACCTTCTTCATATCCAGCATCTGTCGCAGGAGAATGTTTAGACCAATTTCTTGTTTGTGTCCAATATTCGGTTTTCGATACATTTCTGGACACGAAAAATAATAAGATTAAAATTACAAAAATAAGTAAAGTTATTTTCATTTATATGTACTGAGATTTAAATACATATAAATACTTTTTACTTTTTTCTAGAACTTAATACGAGTACTATACAACAACACGACATACATATCACCGAAAAGAACGATGTACCAACTTGGAGTGTTGGATTATTAGCTAATTTATCTAGTTTCTCACTTTTAGTTCGTTTCTTTTTTGCTTCTTTCTCGTGTCTATTTGCCAAATTCTTAGGATCGAGCGCGTCCGCACTAAACCCGTGTTTTTTAAGGAACTCAGCTGAACTCATACCCGTATCTCTATGACGCCAACACGATAGGACAACGTCGTCGTTACTCTGTTTGAAAGAAGCGCGTCCTTCGCCACACGTAAACATACCGCCACACCCTTCTTCGAAGTTTGTAGGTTTATATTGTTCACCTACAGACCAACACGCTTTGTGTGTACACCTCAAACTAGTAACAACATCGTCTCTAGGGAACTGGAACGCGGACGTGAGTGCCTCGAACCTATGTTTTATGGAATCACACCGAGCTCCATCCCGTGTTTTCAAACTAACACGTGGTGCCCATTCACCTGCGTTCCATTTACCTACAGGTCCCGTAAACGTGTTCGATGTCAGTTTACGTTTACCTTCACCGTCCTTTTCCCATATTTCGTTTAGTTTTGCCCCTTTACACGCTTTTATAATCGCATCGGCTTCGGGTGTATCCCACGCGGCACTACTCGCGGGGTTTTTCCTAGAAACTTTCGTTGGTGATGAACACAACCCTCTACACACATCTTGGTGTATAGACCCTTCCTCCGTACAAAACGTATCGCCTAAATCTTCCTGTTTAACAACAGAAACCTGGTCGTATAAACCACCGCACTGCGACTCCGGTTTCGTTGCGTTATAGCATCGACACCACGCATCCTCAGGTGTTTTATCACAGTACCATTCGGCAATTTCGCGATACTTCGTCTCACCGAGTCCCTGTACAGGTTCGTCCATGTTACATATTCTTTGCGTATCGTCTTTTATGTTCGTCTCTTCCCTACACCATTTATCCGCTAACGGTGGGAAATCAACTTCGGGGAACGATCTACAATCTATACCATCTAAAGGTTGGGAAACCATTGATGCGAGTCGTTTATAATTTTCAGTTGGGTTAGTACACCATGTAACCGCAAACTCGCGCCATTTTTTCTTCACAAGTGTTGTGTCCCCGTACTTTTTAGCGATACCATAAAATTCTTGTATAAAATCCTGTTTATCATCTTCCTCTAACTCTCCTAATTCTATAGTTAATTCCAATCTATTGTTTAAAACATCCCATATCTTATCACTTTCGTGGTCCCAAATATCGTCACCTGCTTCGTTTTGTGTTTTAGGTTCCCAAAGTTCTCCGTCTATTTTTATAATTATATCACCTTTAGTGTACATTTGGATTAATTGTTGACCATGCCCCTTGGCAGTACTATTATGTTCGGACATTCCCGAGTCGTAACTTCGATCATTAGATAGGGGAAGACCCTGTACCATTCCAAGTCCGTAAGCTAAACACATTTCGGGTGACCAATCGTATTTAGGTTTCCAACAAGAAGATATACCAAGAGCACAAGCCACTGATTGGCCAAAACTATGGATTTCGTCTACTACACCCATTTATATGTACTGAGATTAAAATACGTATAAATGAAAATTATTTATTTTTTATTTACAAATTATCGAGAATTGATTCGAGTTTGGAAACGTCTTTTTCTTTAGATGCTTCTAAAACTTGACGGTGGATATTTTTGTCTGATGTAAGTGCCTTGAAACGACCATAGACGAGAAACGCCTTTTCGTCTAACGTATCTCTATTATCCCGAATATACGTTCTAATTTCAGATTTATCACCCGAACCAAGTGAAAGTTCTTTCTCTTTCGTCGTGAACATGAACCAAATTGTACATATAATTGCGAGTGCGATGATAATTCGTTTATCAAACTTCATTTATATAGACCGATATTTTATTATTATTTCATGAGAACCATCATGAGAATCAAACACAAACAACTCGCACACGAAAAAAATAAACCACCTCCACCGACAAAAAGAATCATACTTTCTTCTGGTGTCATGGGTACATCTTTTCCCGCTTTTTCTAAGTATTTTCTACATTCAGGTACCCATTCTAATCGATCCTCGTCGGATTCTCCACATTTATGATCGTCGTCGAGAGTACCCTTAATACATTCTTCACACACACCTGCGAGTGTTCCACACGTAGCATTATTAATAGGATACATCATTACTGATTTATCATCACCTAACCTAACGTTTTGCTGAGACGAATCACATGTATCGTCTTTCAAACATGTACCACATGGTTTTCTAACTTCTTTAAAACTATCGAGGTTTTTGACTGGAGAATTTTTTGTAATACTTTTTAACCCCATTTGTTTTATGTAATATTACCATATTTTTTTCTCAGACTAACATAAATTACAATATGGTCTGTATTCTTGGTATGGGTGATTGTGGCTCAGAAACAACTGTTGAAAATGTTTTTAAAATGAAGTCTCTCACACAAAAAATATTCAAACAATCGACAAAAAATATCCAATCTTGTGATGCGTCCGGTGTTAACATTCAAGAAATGGAAATAGCAATTGGTACGTCGCATCCAGGGTGTCCTATAACCGCAGGACAAAATATCGAATCGTCTGTTGAATGTCAAGGTGACTTTAAACCACAAAATATCGTCGATATGAAAGACGAAATCGCAAACGATTTGAAACAAGCGGCGGCTGCCGATATAGAATCTAAATCTGAAATGTTTGCTACTGCTGCTTCTAAAACAGATGTGAGTACAACTGTTGAAAATGAAATACAAAACATTGTTGATACACAAATCACAACCGAAAACGTAAACACAGTTGCCGCGAGTTCGGTGAACATTCAATCGGGTAAAATTACGATCGTTAACTGTTACGATGAAGTTGACTTTACTCAAAATATACAAGCACAAGTTACCGCCAAAGCTATCACAAACACTTTAACACAAGCTATCATGGATAGCTCAGTATTGTCTGAAGTTGTTAATACAATCGACACGGACGCAAAAACAACGGCGGGCGGTCTTGCCGGTGTATTCGAAGGTATTGGTAAAGCAATCAATGCCATGTTCGGTGGTGATAAGGCGTGGATAGTTTCCGCCTCGAGTTCCTCGTTTTTGTGTGTTGTGATTGCGGGTATAGTGACACTTGGTATGTCTGATGCGGGTCAAAATGCGATCAGAAACGGTTCAAAAGCAGCATCTGGTAGTGTTTTCTAAACGTAGCTTAAAGATAAAAATTTTCTTTATATTAATGATTTTAAGTATAGACGTCGGTATACGTAACTTAGCTATGTGTATGCTCGACGAAACCTCTAATCTTATTGTTCAGTGGGATGTTTCTGGAGTACCTCCTGAACATAAAGACGGTTTATTTGTTTCCATGAGAAACCATTTAGATGACAAGCCATGGGTTCTACAAGCAGATACGATTCTCGTCGAAAAACAACCCGAGAAGAACCGTAAAATGAAAATGGTCGAACACTTTTTACACGCATACTTTATCATACGGAACCCTAAAGCCGAAACGATCATTTACGACGCGCGGTTCAAAATACCCGACTTTGCGGGCCCGGGTAAGGTCATGTATAATAAACGGAAAAAAGCATCGATAGAAAGGTGTCAAGAATTTATATGGAACAATACGGTTAACGCACATTGGATACCCATATTCAACGCATCTAAAAAGAAAGACGATCTTGCCGATACAGTCATGCAAGCTATTAGTTTTACGAAACGCATCGAACCCATGCAAAGCGTTTCGAAAAAGAGTAAAAAACTCGTACCGAGGAAACCTAACGAGAATCAGAAACGAACCAGGTACTCAAAATCAAACTTAGCGTACGTGTATAAGAATAAAAAGAACGACGAAGATCTGGAAAAGAATAAACGGTTCATGAAAGATTTGAAACGGTACTATAAAAGTATAGACGATTTAATTAAAGAACTTATATAAAGTTTATAAAATATAATAAAATTATGGACATAAATGATATTATAAGCGCACTAAAACATACAATCGAGTATCAAGAAAACATGCGTTCCATTTTAGGGAAAGAGAGTCACTATCGATGTATAGTTTTTCCACAAGAGATATCCGAACACTTTATAATATACATACTTAGAAATATAAATAAAATAGACGCGAGATGGTGTAAAGATAGAGGGGCACCTATTTCAGGTGATGGATACATACCTGATAATGATTTTATAGTAAAATTGAAATATATTAAATCAAACGTCAAGCTATCAATCGAATATACTGGATTAAAGAAACTTGAATTCAAATTTTTCACTTCAAACGGTCCGTGTTCGTTTGGTCCAAAAGAAAAATGGGACACTATCTATTTTCTCGATGGTTTAAATTACCAAGACTATAAGTTCAAGCTGTATGAAATTCCATTATCAAACGTATCCGAAGAATGGAAAAATCTAAAAGTAAACAAAACCGAGACTTTTGCAGACCAGGCTTCAGTTGGAAGAAGACCCCGTATAAAATTTGATAGTATTATGTCACAATTAAGCAATAATTGTCAACTCGTATGGGAAGGAGATATCAGAGAGTTTATTAAAGATTAGCTGCGTATATATGACATGCATGAAAAAGTTTATTGATTTATGCGCCGGAACCGGGGCATTTTCCATCGCCCTTGAATCAAGTGGAAAATATAAATGTGTATACGCAAATGATATTATGAAATCTTCTCAAGATATTTACAACATGAATCACGAAAATAGTACATTTAATTTGGGTGATATTATGGATATAGATGTCACAACAATACCTTCACACGATCTATTATGTAGCGGATTTCCATGTCAACCGTTTAGTATTGCTGGTGATAAAAAGGGATTCGATGATGATAGATCCAATGTTTTTTGGAAGATTATCGAGATACTCAAATACCACAAACCAGAAACAATCATTCTCGAAAATGTAAAAAATCTTACTTCACACGATAAGGGTAACACGTTCAGGATTATAAAAGAGTTTCTCGACAAATGTGGCTATATGATCAAATACAAGATTTTGGATACAGCTAAGATTACATCAATACCTCAACATAGAGAACGTATTTATATCGTAGGGTTTCGGGACAAGAATGCGTACGACGCGTTCGATTTTGATTTTGATGTAACCGAAAGAAGGTGTATCACGGATTTCATTGAAAAAGAAATTGACGATAAATACTATTATACGGATAAATTAAAAGTATTTCCTCAAATCGTGAAGGATGTAACGAAGAATATAAGTGAAAATGTAATTTATCAGTATAGACGATACTATATTAGAGAAAATAAAAGCAATTGCTGTCCTACCCTAACGGCTAATATGGGTGGTGGTGGACATAATGTACCTATAATAAAAGATAACCGTGGTATTCGTAAATTGACACCCAGAGAATGTTTCAATTTACAGGGGTTTCCTTCCGTATATAAATTTCCAAAGTTATCAGATAGCGCACTTTACAAACTAGCGGGTAACGCCGTTTCTGTACCAGTTATTTCACTCGTAGTATCTAAATTAGTTAATTCGTTTCGTGTCTAATTAAGTAAAATAACGTTTATAACTATCTCAAATTCTTTATTTGTCTATTTTAATTTTCTGTACATTTTTTGAACGCAAATTTGTTTCTATTTCTTTCAAAGATTGTTGAGATAATAGAAAGTACATGTACCTATCGAAAAATCTCTCTCTAGCTATACGTCTAATCTTTGTGTACAAGGTTTTTGCGTTTTTTTCGTGTGGAGATCTTTTTCTTAATTCATCGTATTTCTTCTTTTTAACAGGTAAATTAGATTCTTGGTACCCGAGTTTTTGTTTTCTCACTCCCATATTCATTAAAAAGTTTGCGGATAATCCAACACAAACACCCGTTTTATCAAATTTTTGTAAATTTTTACCATTGTATATGAATAAATGTTTACAATTTGTTATTCTTTGTATCTTATAAAATATTTTCATGGATACACTTTTCTTATCTTTACCCCATGGATCTAAACAATACAAAGTATCATTAATTTTATATGCCGCTATGCAATGATTTTTGTGTATATTTGAAATTTCTTTACTATCTTTAGAGTAATTAAAAACACCTATAATCATGGCTATTTTATCACTCGGGTGTGTTTGATTATTTATATTCATTTTATCCATTATATTTTTTAGACCCTGTATATTATCGATTTTATCCTGGTTAAAAAAAATAGAAATCGTATTTGTTTTTTCATCTTTTATATACTTTTGTATTCTTTTAACCGTCGATACCGATATATCTTTATAAAACGATTCTCGTATCCTAACTTTAAATGCCGGTCCCGGATCTCTTGTATTTAAAACTTTTCTTTTCTGACCCGATACCATCTTAAAGATTTTATTAGTACTTATACTAAATGGAGAAAAAAGTACTCGATCACGGATTTGTTCGGCTTGTAGATCACATGCCACAAAAAGATCTCGACTCGGCGATTGTTCAAGCCGCACGAGTCTCTTACGGAGAAGGTACAAAAACAACACGAGGAGATACTGGACTTATTAGATATTTAATGCGCCACTGGCATAACACACCATTCGAAATGGTCGAATTCAAGTTTCATATGAAAATGCCTATATACATTGCGCGACAACACATGCGTCACAGAATGGCAAATATAAACGAATACTCCGCGCGATATTCAATAGTACCGGATGAATATTATAAACCGGAAACTCTACGCGGTCAATCTAAAATAAATCACCAAGGTTCTGAAGGTGAAATTGATAAAAACGAAGAACGTACAGGTACATTAAATAAACATTTCGATAATTCATTCGAAATATATAAATATCTACTCGAAGATGGGTGTTGTAGAGAACAAGCACGGGGTGTACTTACACAATCAACATATACCGAATTTTATTGGAAAATAGATCTACACAATCTCATGCACTATCTCCGTCTTAGAATGGAACCAGGTGCGCAGAAAGAAATAAGAGACTACGCAAATGCTATTTACGATCTCGTAAAACCACTCGTACCAATTACAATGAAAGCTTTTATGGATTTCAGAATGAACGCGATTCAATTAACGGGTCCTGAAATAGAGTCTATAGCAAATGGTACACTTATAGAATCACCGGGTGAACGTAGAGAATTTGAACAAAAAATGCGACTTTTAGGAATCGATAAAAAAATATCAGTATTAAATAAGTAATATAATGTTTTCACTTTCCACAGCAACCACGACATTTGCGTCGACACAAAAAAAATTTAAGAAGTTTGGTAAAAAACTTCGTAAACAAAGACAGGAACAAATTGATAACGTAAAAGAAAAATTGAAAGAGATTTCCCAAGACGAAATTGAACGAACAAAGAATTTATTTGAAAAACATAAAGAATTCTTTTCCGACCAAAAACAGTGTAAAAATACACCAGCTACAGAAACAACCGCTATTGATTTTTACGAAAAGCCCTAAACGCTAAATCAAGACTCACTAAAGATAAAAATACAGAAAAAGATTGATAATGATCAAACAAGTTACCTGCAAATACAGCCGATAAAACACTGTATTGCACGTACCTCATTTCTCGTCGTGTTTTATCTATAGACTTTTTCATCGATGCCTTTGTTTTTTCCAT